AAGATGATCAGAAACATATCTGCCCACTCCAACTCGACGTGATTGAACGTTGCATGGCCTTGTGGAGTGCTCCTGGGGATACGTTCCTAACTCCGTTTATGGGAGTGGGTAGTGAGGTGTATGTGGCTTTGAAAAACAAAAGGAAAGCAATCGGAATCGAATTGAAGGAAAGCTACTATAAACAGGCGTTGGCAAATATCAGATCACTTAAACGAAAACAGAATCAAAAGGGATTCATTCAATGAAAGAAGAACTCTACAAAAAGTACAGACCTACTACGTTCAAGGAAGTAGTGGGACAACCCGAAGCGATTCGGATGCTGGTCGGATTCGGAAAGAAGGGGGCAATCCCCCATGCTATTTTGATGGCAGGTCCGAGTGGTTGTGGCAAGACGACGATTGCTAGGATCTTGCGAATCAAACTGAAGTGTTCCGATTACGACTTTTGCGAAATGGACAATGCCGACTTCCGGGGGATCGACGTTGTGAGGTCTCTGAAGGCCCGTGTGTGGCAGTCTCCTATGGGAGGTAAGACTAGGGTTTGGCTTATCGATGAGGCCCACAAGCTTACTGCGGACGCTCAGGGGGCATTCCTGAAGATCCTCGAAGATACACCCCCTCACGTCTATTTTATTCTCGCAACCACCGATCCCCACAAGCTACTCCCAACGATTCGGACTCGTTGCACTCAGATCGATCTGAAGCTTCTTACCCCCAAGGATATGGGGAGTCTACTCAGTGATATTGTTGGGAAGGAAGATTTCGATTTGACAGAGGAAGTGAGGGAGAAGATCATAGATGGGGCAGAGGGAAGCCCACGCAAGGCTCTGGTTCTTCTCAACTCTATAATAGGTATAGAAGGGATGGCTTCCCAAGTTGCAGTCATATCCCAAGCTGGTGTCAATAAGCAAGCGATTGATTTGTGTCGTGCTCTTATGAAGGGTGAGAGTTGGGGAAAGGTTGCGGGTATTCTGAGAGGTCTGGACGATGATCCTGAATCCATCCGTAGAATGGTACTAGGGTATTTCTCGAAAGTAATGCTTGGCAGTTCCAAGGTGGCTGCAAGGGCATACGTTATATTCGATTCGTTTCGTGAGAGTTTCTTTTATAGTGGGAAAGCTGGTTTGGTAGGGGCTTGTTACGAAATCATTCATGGGAGAAGTGAGGAATGAGCGAAAAGAAAAAGCCAAGTCGAAGACAGGTAATAGATGGTGACGTTTCCATCGATCCCCATCAGTTGGATCGGGAGTGGTTGGAACAGCCACGGATGTATTTCCGCTATGCTGCTGCGTTGGGAGATGCAAGGCGGGAATTGGATGAAGCCAAATCCTCTTTTGATCTTGTCAAGGCTGAGATGTACTTGGAGGTGAGAAGTAATCCAGGCAAGTTTGGTTTGGAGAAAGTGACTGAGAAATCACTTGAGGCGGTGGTCCTGTCTCAAAATGAGTACGGTCAGGCCCAGAATGAGGTGATTCAAGCAAAGCACAAGGTGGACATTTTGGGGGCTGCTGTTACTGCTTTGGATCATAGGAAGAAAGCCCTAGAGAATATGGTCACTCTCCACATGGCTGATTACTACTCCAAGCCGAGGGCTAAGGGGGAATCGAAGGAAGCTGTAGCAGATATGGAAAAGAAAGCAGCCAGAAGTCGTGGGAAGAGGGATGGGGAATGAGTCTCATCGCTTGGATTATCTTGGGGGTTTTGGGTATGCCTTTTTTGGTGTACTTTTGTGTGAAGCTGGGAACTGTTGCCTTCTATCGTGGAAGGCGTGAATATCAACGATTTGAGATAAAGGAAAGAACCAATGGCGAAGAAACGAAGAAGTAAGAAGAGCAGAGCTAGGGTATCAGCACGTAGGAGGGCAGAAACACACAAGACAGGATTCGAGAGAACGACTGTCAATGTGGATAGTGATGTTCAGTTTTTCAAGCCGGACAAGGCCGGACCGAAACGGGTTGATATCATTCCGTATCGAGTGGGTAAGGGGAATCCTTTTGCAGAAGAAGGGGAATTGCATTTTGAGCGGACGTTTTTCGTTCATCGGAGGATAGGCCCCAATCAGGAGGATTACGTTTGTCCGGCCAAAACTGCTAATAAGAAATGTCCGATTTGCGAAGACATCCAGAGGATGGAACGCGATCCGGATTCTGATGAGAAGTTGATAGCTTCCCTACGAGCGAAGGAGAGGCAGCTTTGGAATCTAATCGATCTGGCGGAGCCTGAGAAGGGAGTCCAGCTTTTTGATATGAGTTTCCACCTATTTGGGAAACTACTTGATACGGAGGTTAGGAATCAGGATGAGGATGAGGACTTTGAATTCTTCGCAGATTTGGAGGATGGGAAGACGCTCAAGCTTTCTTTCGGTCAGAAGACATGGGCTGGAAACAGCTACTATGAAGTAGAGACGATTGGCTTTAAGAATAGGAGGGAGCCGTACACGGAAAATATCCTGGAGAAGACTCACAACTTGGATGAGATTCTTAGGGTATTGTCCTATGATGAGTTGTCTGCCATTTATTTCCAGACGGAGGAAGATGAGGACAAACCTCTTGCTCCATCTTCGAGTTCTGATGCATCGTCTTCTAATGACGACGATGACGATGACTCAGGGCCTGATGGAAGTGATGCCACTGATGAAGATGAGGAGGAAGCATCGACGCAAGGCCAAGAGGAAGAACTCGACGACGACGGTGAGCCTGCGGGGGATGACGATGACGATAACTGGGATGATGACTTCGATGAATAGGAGAGTGCTATGGCTGTAGACGTCGAGAAAGTGAAAGCGGGGCTTCGTAAGACGAAGGAACGAAAGATGATTGGTCCCTCTGATTTGCTTTCTACCGGATCGACCCTCCTCAATCTGGCCTGTACTGGTCGGATTGAGGGGGGTTATGTGAAGGGTAATTACTTTTTTCTAGTGGGCGATTCCGTCTCTGGGAAGACGTGGTTGTCCTTTACGTGTTTAGCTGAAGCTGCCATGAACTCAGAGTTTGATGATTATCGATTCATCTATGACGGTCCCGAGGGAGGAGCATTGATGGATATCCCCCGGTTCTTCGGTCAGGCTGTGGCAGATCGATTGGAGAAGGATGAGCAGAGTGAGACTGTGGAAGATTTCTACTTTCGGATGGATGATGTGTTAGGTGGGGATAAGCCATGTATATACATTCTCGACTCGATGGATGCGTTATCGAGTGAGTCTGAAGGTGAGAAGTTTGAAAAGCGAAAGAAAGCTCGCGATGATGGAAAGTTGAAAGAGGCTAAAGGATCGTACGGCGATGGAAAGGCCAAGGTAAACTCGGCTCACATGCGTAGGGTATTGGGACCATTGCAAGAGACTGGTAGTATTCTGATAGTTATCAATCAGACTCGGGATAATGTGGGGGCTGGTCTGTTTGAATCGAAGAAAACTAGAAGTGGTGGACATGCACTGAAGTTTTATGCGTGCTGTGAACTGTGGTCTAGTCGTGCTGGAGTGATTGATAAACAGGTCAGAGGGAAGAAACGGGAACAGGGAATCAAGTGCAAGGTACGGATAAAGAAGAATCGGATTACTGGCAGGGAACGGGCTGTTACGATTCCCATCTATCACAGTTTTGGTATTGACGATGTGGGCAGTTGTGTCGAATACCTTGTTGATGAGGGTCGATGGGACACGGTCAAATCTGGGGTGATTACTGCCACGGGCTTGGGTCCAGATGTGTCCCTGAAAAAAGAGAAGATCATTCAGCATATCGAGGAAAGGGAAATGGTGGATGACTTGCGTGGGATTGTGGGGGATGTTTGGGGTGAAATTGAAAAACTGTGTGAAGTGAAAAGGAGGAAACGCTATGAGTAAGTTGGTGGAATCGGTGTCAATTGGTTCTGGATACACGTTGCGGTTGTATCTATTGGAATATTGGTTCAATATACCTGGGATGAAAACGGTGGATTTGTGTTTTTATGATACTCCCGTTAAGCATGGTGTGAAGGTGTTTGTCAGTCAATTGAATGGTCTTCTAGGCAGAATGCTTGATCCGGCTCTGATAATTGGAGAGAAGAAAGAGGAGGTTGTGAGTGATCCTTGTTTGGATGCCATTTTGGAGAAACATATAGGGAAAACCCTGTATATGACTGTGGAGTACGAGGACTAGAAAAAGGAGGACTGAGTCATGTTGAGACGTCGTATAGGCAAACGTCCCAAGCTCACACGAGAGCAACGAATACGAATTGTTGAAATGATGCGGAAAGATATGACAAGGTGGTTATGACTTACCTCCTACTCGATTCCAGTTATTTGTTTTATCGGGCTTTTTACGCCATGGGTGATTTATCATTCGGAGGCGTGAAGAATGGGGGAGTGTACGGGTTCTTCCGAGAGCTTGTCACCTTGCAGGAACGATGGCAAACGAATCGATTCGTGTTCTGTTTCGATGTTGGTAGATCGAAGCGGCGAGACATGAATTCTGACTACAAAGCGAATCGGAAAGAATGGGAGACTGATGAGGAGTGTAAAGTACACGAAGAAATTTACAACCAACTCACTTGTCTGAGAGAAAAGTATCTACCCTATATGGGCTACAGGAACATCGTCTGGCAGAAGGGATACGAAGCGGATGACTTGATTGCTGCGATTTGCCGATTCCCCACATTAGGACATAAGAGTGAAGACACTGCAATCATCGTGTCTGCCGATGCTGATCTATTCCAAATCCTGGACAACCCCCGTGTCTCGATCTGGAATCCTCAGAAGAAGGAATTGCTAGATGGGGATAGCTTCAGAGAGAAGTGGGGAATCAGTCCATCGTCATGGGCTTCAGTCAAGGCGATCGCCGGTTGCACATCAGATAACATACGAGGGATTGAGAGAGTTGGTGAAAAGACAGCAGTCAAGTTTCTATCGGGGACTTTGAATCCTGATACGAAAGCCCATCGGAATATTGTGCTGGGAAGGAAGATCTGGTCAGAGAATTTGAACCTGACCCAGTTGCCTCTTGATGGAACGAAGCAATGGAGATTTGTAGAGGACAAGACTTCGGATGAGAGGTGGAATAAGGCTATGGGGAAGTTGGGCATGAAATCGTTAATCCGGGGTAGAGTGAAGGGAGTAAGGAAATGATTCAGATAATTGGTTTCATTGTTGCAGTGTACGCGATGACTCGTTTGGGTGAGATTGCTTTCGTCTTGTACGATGAGAAGGGACCCTGGAATCACTGGGCAGGTATTGGGATTTGTGTTTTCGGATTTGGTGTGTTGGTCATTCTGACGGCCTTGCTATTTCTGAGTGGTATTGAGATTGAGAATACCTTGAACGATTTTTGAGGCTGGAAGATGAGTGAATACGGATTTATGAAGGATGGGGGAAAGCCTCCTAGGTATGTGAAGGCCAAGAGTGTCAATTTGAGGGTGGGCCAGAGGTTCGGTAATTGGGTTGTGTTGGGATGTCTTGAACGAGGGAAGCATGCTCTAATGCTTTGTAGATGTGATTGTGGTGTGGAGAAGGGTGTGCGTGTTTCTTCTCTTGTGGCTGATGATGTTAAGCACAGAAGTAGGAGTTGTGGTTGTATAGCCACGGAATATTGGGCTAAGAACAGACCTGATAACACTAGATTATTTGTGGGATTTATTTCAGAATCAAGATGGAAGATGTGCTTTGTCTGGAAAATCTCTTAGTCTTCCTAAAAAGAAGGATGACTCTGAAAAAACAGCATCATTGGATCGAATTGATTCAAACTATGAGAAGGGGTATTTAAGAGGAAATGTGCAGTGGGTACATAAGGACATCAATAGATTAAAAATGAACCGTTCCGACGATTCATTCATCGCCATTTGTGCCAGGGTGTTTTTCCACAATCATCCCGAATTGTGTGTCGATGGAATGGAAGAATGGCTTGAAGAGAACGAAAGGACATTGTAGATGAAAATCCTTGCCCTCGATCTAGCAACGGTTACTGGGTTCGCTCATTCATCCGGCCCTTCTGGCGTTTGGGATCTTAGGATCAAAAAAGACGAATCTAGTGGAATGAGGCTCATCCGCTTTGAGAACAAACTCAGGGAAGTTTTGAATGGACCCGGCATTGATTTGATCGTATTCGAGGCGGTGAGTGTGGGAAGTGGTCCAAAAGCGAATATGGATGGAATCAAGCTATCGACCAAACTCCAGGCTATAATAGAGAGGATGGTGGAGAAGAAAGAGGGAATCGAATGTTCATCATACAACCTATCCCAGATCAAGGCCCATGCGATTCCGAAGAAAGGGGCGAGTCGAAACAAGGAAGCTATGGTAGGAGCGGCAGAGAAGCGATGGCCCGACGTGGAAGTGATAGATGACAACCACGCCGATGCATTGTGGTTACTCGATTTGGCAATAACCGATTTGGGGTTATCCGATGTGTGAGAAACGGAAGTGTCTGAGGTGTAAGAAGGAATTCGTTGTTCGATACGATGGGAATTTCCTATGCCCCTCTTGCAATTCCGTAAATAAGAAGTATGGGGGAATCGGGTCAATTCCCAAGCAACCGGCTCGGACCGGCGGGAAGAAGGAAGAATATTGATGGATGCTATCGAGGTTAAATTTGAAATTCCAGCGGATGTTTCTGATGAGGAAGCTATCCGTTGTATTTGTGAGTTTGCTGTCCTATTGGATGAGTTACATCGTGCTTACGGTGGCAGTGGATTAAAGGTGGTGGAAAATGCTCAAACGACTCCAAATCCGTAACTTCCAAGCTCACGAACGATTCCGAATCGAATTCGATCCGAAGATCACGGCGATCGTCGGACCGACGGATTCGGGCAAATCGTCCATTCTCAGAGCGATTAGGTGGATAGTCACAAATCGACCGAGGGGGGATGGATTCGTAAGGGATGGAACGGACGAATGTTGGTCACGAATCAAGATCGATGATAGATACATCGGAAGGAAACGAGGCAAGGAAAACGTCTACCGAATCGACAAAAAGACCCTAAAGGCTTTCGGCTCAGATGTTCCCGAGGAAGTGACCAATATTCTCAATCTAGGAGAGGTGAATTTCCAGGGACAACACGACCCCCCCTTCTGGTTTTCTCTCACTGCTGGGGAGGTTGCACGTCAATTGAATCAGATAGTCGATCTCTCCCTCATGGATACCCTCCAAGGATCCCTAGCTCATCGTCTACGGGCCTCCGTTGCAAGAGGTGGTATCATAGAGGATAGATTGACGGAGGCCAAACGGAGCGAATCTGAGCTATCCTGGGTGCCATCGATGGTAGATAGTCTGGGACGATTGGAGAGGATGGAAACGGCGAAGGATCACACGGCGGGTCAGATTCGTTCCTTACGCGATTCGTTGGGAAAGGCCCGATCATACCAGCGTACAATAGGGATGCTCAGAGGGGTCGTCTCAGCGGGTCAGGAGGCAATGCAAAAGGGAAGGGATGCTCGAAAGGCATCGAAGCATGTCACTACCTTGACAGAACTTCTTGGGGAAATTTCTCACCTGGAAGGGGTGGTGGAAAAACCAGTCCCTGATATTTCCAGTCTGTCTGGGATGCAAGTCAAACTTGATGGTGAGGGGGAAGACTTCTGGAAGTTGAATACAATGATTGAGAAAATGAGAAGAGCTGGGACAGAACGGCAGAAGACAAAGGATCGATTGGAAGATGCCACGCGAGTTCTGGAGGAAGAAACAGAGGGGTTGTGTCCCGTTTGTGGAAAGGAAATGTAAGATGATAGACAGGTATTTTGAGATTCGCGACGATATTGAGGAAGGTGACATGATCGCACTAGGTCATGAAACTACCTTCTGGTCTCGGTTGATCAAGAGGTTCACCAAATCACATATCACTCACGTGGGGTATGTGGTCAAGATGAGTAGTGATAGTGGTGCTGGTGAATTCACTTTGATGCTAGCTGAAGCTGCTGCTGAGGGGATGACTTTGAGTCGTCTTCGTGACGTGCTGGAGAAATATGACGCCGATGGGGGGGATGCGTGGTGGTGTCCAATCAAAAGGGATTTGGACTGGCAGGTGGTAGATGCCAGCAAGTTCCTTCTCGGACACATTGAAAGCCGAACGAAATATGGGGTCATGCAAGCTGTTAAGTCAGCGTTCGATCCCAAGCGGAGGGGAAAGGGATTCATGACGAATGATGACAGCGATCACGTTTTGATGTGCTCAAGTGCTGTAGCCTTTGCTTATGAGGCTGGGGGTTTAATCCCTGAAATCATGAATTGTGCTGAAGCTACTCCCATTGATGTTTGCATGCTGGATATTTTTGAGGATAATGTTCAGTTGTACGGTGAGAACGAAATTCGGGATTACGGTACAGTAGATCCGAAAAAGTGGAAAGTGTAACTTCCTCCCCATTGGACTTGCCGAAAGGCCCCGATGGGGTTATGGACTGCCAGGACGTCCTTCTGTTTATGGATATGGGCCCGTGCAGAAGTTGGATGAAAGGTCCTTTAAGAGTCAGGCAGTCTTTTGCAGTGGTTGGCCCGAAAGGGCAGAGACTTTGATTTCACTTCTACTCGATCTTGTGAGGTGATTCATGGGCATAACTGGAGAAGTCGTCTCTGACTGGACTTGTTGTCCAAGGGGGTTCGATTCCCCCTCACTGCTTTTTCCTCGGCGATGTGGTAGCACGTCGGTTGTCTTGTGCGTGTGGCGGTGGTTGAGTGATCTAACGAGCATTTGGCCATAGGAAGCTGGGTGGGGAATCCAGCCCGAGGAATTTTTGATTGCTTTTGGCCCCGTGGTGGAATATGGATAGTAGACACGACGATAGCTAGCATCGTTCCATGAGATTAACTGGTCGTTCCTTAGGGAATTAGTCCGAGACGAGGTCTTGACTTCAGGGAAGAACGAGCCAAAGGCTACCAGCCATGGGTGCGGGTTCGAATCCCGCCGGGGCCAATTTTCAGAAAGGATTGAAAAATGAGCAATGATGTAATTGCCATACTCTGTGCGGATCTTCACTTGTCTCACAATCCGCCTTCAGCTAGGTCTGCCGAGTCGGATTGGTACAAGGCAATGGCCCGACCGTTGAAACAGTTGGAGCAATTGGCAGAAAAACACAAAGCATCGATCCTCTGTGCGGGGGATATTTTTCATCATTG